GCGTTGGCAACGGCGGGACGGGAGCGTCCGACGCGCCGGGCTGCGTCCTCCTGCGTCAGGCCGAAACGTTCGATGAGCGCCTGAAAGCTCTCGGCCTCTTCGATGGGGTTTAAGTCCTCACGCTGGAGGTTTTCCACCAGCGCCAGCTCCAGTGTCTTGAGCTCGTCGGCTTCCAGCACGACGGCGGGGATCTCCTTGATCCCTGCCATGCGGCAGGCGCGCCAGCGGCGCTCACCGGCGATGATGCGGTAGCGCTCGCCGTCTTTTCGCACGGCGATGGGCTGGATGAGGCCGTGCTCTTTGATGCTGTCGGCGAGAGCGCGCAGAGCATCCTCGTCGAATTTACGGCGCGGCTGACCGGGATTGGGTTCGATGAGACTGATGCGCAGGGTTGTCAGCCCCTTTTCAAGGGCTGCGGGGGTCTGCTGATCGGGCGCAGGGCTTGCGCTGAGCAGCGCGCCCAGGCCCCGGCCGAGTCCTTTTGCCATTGGATTCACATCCTTATTGATTTCAAAAAGCGTTTGAACGCGGTTTAAGCATTTGCGGCGATGATGTACTTTGCCAGTTCCTCGTAGCACCGCGATCCCTTCGAGCCGCGGTCATAGTACATGACGGGCTTGCCATGGGAGGGGGCCTCGGACAGGCGCACGTTGCGGGGTACGACTGTGGGGAACACCTGACGGGGAAAGTGGCGCTTGACCTCTTCGGCGACCTGAAGGGAGAGATTGGTGCGGCCGTCGTACATGGTCAGGAGAATCCCTTCAATGTCGAGCATGGGATTGACCGACTGGCGTACCATGCGCAGGGTATCCATAAGCTGGGACAGCCCCTCGAGGGCGTAGTACTCGCACTGCAGGGGGACGATGACAGAGTCGGCGGCGGCGAGAGCGTTGAGTGTCAGGATGCCCACGGAGGGGGGACAGTCGATGAGGATGAAGTCATAGTCGAAGGCAACGCCGTCAAGCAGGGTTTTGAGGCAGTATTCGCGGCGGGGCAGCTCGATGAGCTCAACCTCGGCACCTGCCAGTGCGATGGAGGAAGGGATGAGATCGCAGTAGGGAGTGTGAACGATGATGGAACGGGCGGAGGCAGAGCCGATGACACCGTCATAGATGCTTTTGCGCTCGTCGTCGCGAAACACGCCAAGACCCGACGAGGCATTGGCCTGCGGGTCGAAGTCGCACAGGAGTGTGCGTTGGCCGGCGGATTTGAGTGCTGCGGCGAGGTTAACGGCGGTTGTGGTCTTGCCGACACCGCCCTTTTGGTTGGCGACTGCCAGTATTTTACCCATTTGTGTATGCTGTACCTCTCTTTAAGGTTTCCGGTAACGGGAAAGACGGGATTGACAGAATAGTTTCATTTTATTATACCATATGCTCCGAAAAAATCAAGTGTGGGAATCGTAGATGTTTCACGTGAAACGTCGGATTTTGGGATAAGATGACGAAGATGATGCCTGTAACGGATACAGCGTGGCCCGGGAACGCTGCCGCGTTCCCTAGAGAGAAACCGCACGCGGTTTCTCCGGGTCAAGGGGCCTGTGGCCCCTTGCGGGGGTTGAAGGGGCCGCGCAGGCCCCTGGACTGCCGGGACAGGCGACGCTGATGCAACAGGAAATGCTTTGCAATACTGTATGAAAATATAAATCAAAACGTATCCCGCCAGATCGTACTTCCTGTAACCTGCACGTCGAGACGCAAAGTGAGTGAACGCGCAGCGTTCACGACTGAGCGTCGAGCCACGCCAGAACCCGCGTCCTGTAACCTGATCTAACAGTCAGAACCCGTATTCTGTTGTGATGAAACCGGTGACTTCACGGTTTCATCACAACAGAATACGGGTTCTCTCTTTACGTTCAGGCTACAGGAAACGTATTCAAACGTGGCTCGCGACTCACTGGTTTTTGTCGCTCGACGTTCAGGCTGCATTGAACGACATCTGGCGGCAAGGTTAGGTTTTAATTTCATTTTTCTTTATTCTACACATCCTCGCTACATCTACCTTCCCTGTATCCATTTCCCCAGGGGCCTGCGCGGCCCTCTCACCCCCCGCAAGGGTGCAACGCACCCTTGACCCGGAGAAACCGCGTGCGGTTTCTCTCTAGGGAACGCTGTTTCCATTACAGACATCACAACCTTTTAGCTTCCAGAAAATGGTGGGAAAAAAGTGGGAAAAATCTGGGACGACAAACCGAACACATGTATGCTATACTGTGATCGCAGCGGAGAGATCCGGTGCAGCAACGAACCGAAAGGAGGAATGCCTATGGATGAACACATGGAGGAAGTCATCTCCTTCTGGCGTGCCCTGATGACCGACGAGTCCCAGAAGGCCGCCGACCGGCTCAAGGCGTCCGAAAACCTCGCCCGGTTCCTTACCCGCGAAGAACCCGACGAGCCCTCCCCCGAAGACCGCGAACTGCGCATCCTCGTGGATTACGGAGGTCTGCCGTGCAGCTGATCGCACCCACCAATCCCGTCTTTGAGCCTGTGCACCGCTCCCGCTGCCGCTATGTTGTCCTGCGGGGTTCGGCAGGCTCCGGCAAATCCGCCGACACTGCCCAGTCCTACATCATCCGCCTTATGACCGAGCCCGGACGCAACCTCATGTGCGTACGCAAGGTCGAGGACTCAAACCGTACAAGCACCTTTGCCGAACTGTGTGCTGCCATCAACCGCCTCGGTGCCGGAGAGCACTGGGAAACGCACCTGTCTCCCCTGTCCCTGCGCTGCCGCGTGACGGGAGCGATGGTGATCTTTCGCGGCGTGCTAGACGCCCGGCAGCGGGAAAAGCTCAAGAGCATCACATTCCCAGAGGGTAAGCTCACCGACGTCTGGATCGAGGAGGCCACGGAACTGGAACCCTCCGACCTCGAGATCATCGACGATCGTCTGCGCGGCGAACTGCCCGGGGAGCTTTTCTACCAGATCAAGCTCACTTTTAACCCCGTCAGCGCCAACCACTGGCTCAAACGGCGCTTTTTCGATCACCGCGACCCGTCTGTTCTCACGCACCATTCCACCTACCGCGACAACCGGTTCATCGACCCGGCGTTTTACGAGCGCATGGAGCGCCGCCGGGTGCAGGATCCGGACGGTTACCGGGTATACGGTCTGGGTGAGTGGGGTGTGGGAGGCGGACAATACTTCTCCGAGTGGCGGGATCGGCTGCACGTCTGCGAGCCTTTTGCGCTGCCGGGAGACTGGCGGCGGTATGTGACGCTGGACTACGGTCTGGACATGCTGGCGGCGTACTGGGTGGCGGTGGACGGCGAGGGGTCTGCGTGGGTATACCGGGAGGTATACGAAAGCGGGCTGATCGTATCGGAAGCGGCCAGGCGGATTCTGGCGGCGTCGGGAGAGGAGGTGTATCAGGTGTTTGCGCCGCCGGATTTATGGAACAGGCGGCAGGACACGGGCAAGAGTGCCGCGGAGATCTTCGGCGAGTGCGGGTTGGTGCTGAGCCGTGCGGAGAACGACCGTGTAGCGGGGTGGTACAACCTCAAGGAGTGGCTCAAACCGATACCGGACGGGGAAGGCGGTGAGCGTGCGCGGCTGCGGGTATTTTCCAACTGTGAGAACCTGATACGCACGCTGCCGGCGCTGAAGCGGGACGAGAAAAATCCCAACGATGCAGCGCGTGAACCGCACGAGCTGACGCACGCGCCGGACGCGCTGCGGTATTTTGTGGCGGGACGTCCCGCCCCGGCGATGGAAAGGAGGAAGGAGCGTAAGCTTGCCGACCGGCTGGGGATGAGGGGAAAGGACGGCGCGGCATTCTGACGAAATGCAATAGCGGGAGAAGATGGTAAGGACAGATACAGCGGCGCAGCCGAGCTGTGAACGCTGTGCGTTCACAAGGGTGCAGGGTCCTGTGGACCCTGCCGAGGGTTGAAGGGGCGAGAAGCCCCTGGAGCGTTGCTAAGGCGGCGCAGATGCAACGGGAAAAGGGTGGCAAACAAAAATATGAAAAAATATAAACCTTTCCGCCTGATCGTGCTTTCCTCTGTCTGCACGTCGAATGACAAACAAAGTGAACTCGCAGAGTTCACGAGTGAGTCATGAGCCACGTTTGAAGCCGTCTTCGGCGTACTGGCCTGACAGATTGAACACGTTTTCTGCAACCAGGGCAAGGCTGCAGAAAACGGCAGCTATCGTGGCTCGTCGTGCCGCGTGAACTCTGCGAGTTCACAACGCTGACGACTCGGGGCAAGGAAGCATGGCGTACCATCGAAACTCCGGTTTTCGGTTTTTATTTATTTTATATTTTCCGTATTTTACACTTCCCTCTTTTTTCTATACCTCACCTGCCCCGGCAGTCCAGGGGCTTCGTGAACTCTGCGAGTTCACGGCCCTCACCCCCACAAGGGTGCAAAGCACCCTTGACCCTTGTGAACGCACAGCGTTCACAGCTCGTGTGCCACGCTGTATCCCTTATGTTCCTCATCCCTCATTTTGCATTTCATCCACTATCTTTGAAAGGAGCTGTTTCACATACAGGTTTACGACTACGCTACCCGCTTATCCCGCGAGGAGACCGTCCGTCTCCTCCTCCCCTACGCCATGTCCTCCCGCGAACTCATCGAGTCCGACTGGGAGCGTATGCGCGACTACTACGACGGGCATCACCGCACCCAGGATGAGATTTCCGAGTCCTGCCGGCAGGCCGGCATCCCCTGGATCTCCGCTGCCTGCCCCGACCCCTATCTCCACGTCGAGAGCCAGATCGTCCCCGATCTCCCCGACTTCTCCTTCCTCCCGCGCGAACCCTCCGATGCACCTAAGGCTGCCCAGCGCGAGGCGCTCGTGCGCTTCGTCCTCGACGACCAGTCCGTTGCATCCCTCACTACCCTCCACGAACGCCGCTGCATCATCAACGGCACCGCTGTCTGGAAGGTTTTCTGGGATGGGGAACGCGTGCGCGTTGACTCCGTCGATCCCCGCGCAATCTACCCCGACCCTGCTGCTTCCTCCCTTGACGACTGCGAGTTTGTCAACTTCCTCTACCCCATGCCCCGCCGCACGGCAGAACGTTTGTACGCAGAGGAACTTGCCTCCCGTGGGCTTGACATCTCCCGTCTGCGCGACGAGTACGGCGATCAGGAGGTACAGTCGGAGGTCATCACGGTCTGTGAGCACTGGTACAGGCGGCGTGATGGGCGTGTGGCCTGCTCCATCCTTGTCGGCGGTTACGAGCTGCGTCACATCGGCGATTACTGGGAAAAGACTCGCTGCACGCACTTCCCCTTCGTGTTTCAGTACCGGGTGCGCAGCGGCGAGAGTGTCTGGGGAAGCTCCGACGTGCTGCCGGCGCTGTCGCTGGTTGACGCGGTGGACCGTGAGCTTGCCCAGGCGCAGCTTTCCGGGGCATTTTCCGGCTCCGACGTGATTCTGGCCGAGCAGGATGCCTTTGCCGTCCCCCCGGAGAACCGTCCCGGTGCGATCTGGAACTTAAAACCCGGCGCGCTGGAGAAAGTTCGCAGGCTTGGGGGACTTTCCGACCGGGCAGAGAGGCTGGAGATGATCGACCGGCTGCGGGAGATGATCCAGGACACGGTGGGCAACTACGACATCGGCATGGGCAAGGAGCCCACGCGCACGCTGTCGGCGACGGGGCTTGCCCAGCTCATCGAGCGTGCCGAGGCGCGCCGTGCATCCAAGAAGCACGAGCGCATGCGGGCGTGGAACGCGCTGTTACGGCTGATTGACTGGACGGTGCTGGAGTTCTACGAGGACGGGCAGGTTATCCGTCTGGGGGCAGCCGGCGGGGGGATGGTTTACCGGTTCTCGTGCGGGGAGTTGGCCGACTCCAACGGTTATTTTCCGGGGATTGACTGCGTGGTCAGCACGGTGGACGCGCTGCAGTCCAGCCGAACGATGCTGCTGGGTGTCATCGAAGGACTGCTGGGACATTCGATTACCCGGGAAAACTATCTGCTGGTAATCTCGGCGCTTGCGCTGCTGGACAGCGAAGGTGCCCGGAAGTTACAGGCGCATCTGGAAGGCATTTACGGCGCGGTGTCGGTGTCCGATCCGCAAAACGGCGAAGAGAAAGGAGTGTAAAGCATGAATCAGGAATACGAAGGTGCCCTGCAGGAGGCGCAGGAGCTCATGGCGCAGGCGTACGAGCGCGAGGAAGCTGCCCGCGCGGAGGTTTTCCCCGGGCAGGGGGAAAACGCACCGGGCACGGATTTTACGAAAGTTCTCCCCCATGAGGGGGAAAACGGGAGCGCCGAAGTCTACCCCGAGGAGGAAGAGCAGGACGACATTGATGCGTACGTCACGGACCGGGCATTGCAGGAGCTGGGGCAGCGTTTCCCAGGCATGGACTTAACCGAGCTTGCCCAGAACCCGCTCTTTATCCGGTTTGCCGCAGGCGAGGGGCGTGACTTCCGGCAGATCTGCGAAAACTTCGATGCGTTCATCGATCAGGCGCGGGCGTTGGTGCGCAGCGCCCGCCAGCCCGACCGGCGCACATCCAGTGCCGCGCCGGCACGGCGCATCCCCCTGAGCAATGTCCAGCGCCGGGAGCTGGCTGCGTGGAACGCAGCCAATCCGGCCTACCGCATGAGCGAACGGGACTACTTCAGCCGCTTGCGGGGATAGTTTTCCCCCGTGCCGGGGAAAGGCGCAAGACGTGTAAGCGGCGGTCATCGGAGGGCAGCGCGGGCAGGCATTTATGACCGCCCGCCCATCCGGCAAAGAAGCCCCCAAACGCAATATGGAGCGCAGCTCCATGCTTCATTATTCATTATTCATGTTGATTTCGCTTCCGCGAAATCAACGCATCATTCAAAACAAACGGAGGTATTTTACGATGGCTGTTACCAACATCAACACCGCATGGAAAACCGATCTCTATCCCCTCATCGACAAGGTCTTTGAGGTCGAATACGCAAACCGTCTGGGCGCGCTGCGCCAGCTGGTGTCCGAGGAGGACTCCGGCAGTGCGTCCTTCCGTCTGGAGGGCATCGGCGGCTTCGGTGAGCTGCCCGTCTACAACGGCGAGCTGACCAACATGGACCAGCGCCGCGGCTTTATTACCCACATTGTTCCTCAGGAGCGTGCGGGTTCCATCGACATCGACTACAAGTATGCCCGCACCGACCACTCCGGTACCGCACGCCGTGCCGGTCGTCTGGCAGCTTACTCCGCTGCCATGAGCGTGTACACGGGTGTGCTGAAAATGTTCGGCTCCGCCTTCGACGAGAATGTTCTCGGCGGTGACGGCAGACCCTGGGCGGCAACGGATCACCCTGTAGCCTCCTATGGCTCTGTTGACGACTTCTCTCTGGCCGACGAGGATGCCGGCACCTACTCAAACCTCATCACCGATGAGCTGTCCGTCGCCGCCATCACCAAGGCCAACACCATGGCAAACCGCTACGTCACCCCCGACGGTCTGCCCTTCCTCACCGACTTCTTCTCCGGCGGCATCCTGCTGGTGTCCCCCGAGCTGGAGGGACGTGCCCGCGAGATCTGCGGTCCTCAGGCAAAGCTCAGCCCCGAGCAGAATCCCGATGACGGCGGCAACTCCGCCAATCCCGTCTGGGGTATGCGCTACATGGTCATCGGCGGCGGCAACGTGGGATTTACCGCCAAGCAGTGGGCGGTTGCCGATGCTACCCTGCTGCGCGAATGCGCCAAGATCATCTACATCACCCGTCCCACCGTGCTGCGCACCGAGACGGACAATCCTCTGGTTGCACGCATCGTGCCCTATGTGGACTTCGGTACCGGCTGGGGCGACGGCAGATGTATCGTGTTCTCCAATCCTGCGTAATTCGTACCAAAAACCGCCCCCGCTGTCGGCGGGGGCGGTATGAAAAAGAAAGGAGTGATGCTTTTGACGATCGGTCAGTGTTACGATAAGGTACGAAAACTGCTCAACTACTACTCAGCCGGAGGAAATCCCCTTTCCGCACGGGAGGGTGACCTGTGGCCCCGGGCGGCAGCGCTCATGGATACGGCGCAAAGGGAGTTTGCCCGGCTCTGTCCGCGCCTGGAATCCCGGGTGCTCACGCAGCATACCCTGCGCAATCTGCTGCCGGAGCTTGTACCCTTCCGGGTCGGCGAAAATGCCGTGGAGCTGTGTGCCGAAGGGGCGCAGTCGCTGTCCTTTGCCACCGACGGGCCGCTGGAGGTGCGCGTGGTACGCACGGTGGACGGTGCGCAGGAGGAAGTGGCGGTGATTTCCTGTCCGGCGGGACAAACGCAGGTGTATGCCGCCTCTTTTGCCGGAAGCCGCGGCACGGTGACGGTACGTATGACCGGTGGGGCCTATGTGTGGGATGCGGCGATGTATGCACAGTATTTTGCGGAAGGCTGCGTACCGGCCTTCGGTGCACACCGTTGGCAGGCGCTGCCGGAGGACTGCGTACGGGTACGGCAGCTGAGTCTGCAGTCCCTGAGCGGGACACGGAAGGAGGATTTTCGCGATTACAGGCTCAAAAAGGGGCAGATCGGCCTGCCGTGGGCCTTTACCGGCACGGCGACGCTGGTATACGAGTGCGCACCGGCTGCCATTACCGAGGACAGTCCGGCAGAGTCTCTGCTGGAGGTGGACGACGTGTGTGGTGAGGGTATGGCCAGCTATGCGGCGGCCTGGCTGGTGGCGGAGGAGAATCCGGGGCTGCATGAGCTGCTGATGGGGGTCTATCGGACGATGCTGGAGCGCAGCCGTCCGGGTCCGCAGCTGTGCACACAGCGCAACACCCTGTACCTGCGGCGTACCGCAGGGCTGATGAGATGAACGGATACGGAAAGGAGGGTGTAAAATGCACTACTGGGAATGCGCCCCGCTCAACGGCGGACTGAATGTGTGCGATCGTCCCGACCGGCTGGAAGCGGGACAGGCAAGCGATGCCTGCAACGTGTGGTTCCGGCGCGGTGCCCTGCGCAGCCGTCCGGGTCAGATACAGCGCGAGGACTGGGGACTGACGGAGCCGGTGGACACGCTGTGCGATGACCATCAGGGCAGCTGGTATATCCAGTCCGGGGGAAAGCTGTGGCGGCGCAGGGCGGGACAGACACAGGAACTGTTCACGCTGAGTGCCGGTGAGGACGGCACGGTCGGTGTCGGCAGCTTCGTACCCCACAGCGACGGCGGCATCTACTTTGTCAACGGCACACAGTTTCTGCTCATCGACGCAGACACGGTGCAGACCGTAGAACCCTACATCCCGCTGCACCTGCGTACCGGGGCACGTACGGGCATCGGAGGTGCTGTGGTGGTGGAACGCCCCAATCTGCTTACCCGCAGTATCCGCATCCGCTACGAGCTGGCCGAGGAGGGCACAGTCAACTCCTTTGACCTGCCGTTGGCCTGCAAGGCGGATGAAAAACCGAGCCGTGTGGTGTTCAACAGTACGCAGATTGCGATCAGCAGCATCTCCGGGCGGCGTGTGACGCTGGCAAAAAACTGTGTGATGAACAACGCCACGATGGAAGTCACGGCAACTCTGGACGACTGGTCGGAGCGAGATGTGCGTCGGTGCTGCCGTGCGGTCATGTTCGGTACGGACAGCCGCCTTGTACTCACCGGCAACGGATCCAACCGCTATTACGTCTCCGGCCCCTTCAATCCGGGGTATTTTCCGGACGACGGCGAGCATGCCTTCGGTTCCGGCGACCCCATCACGGGTATCGGCAAGCTCTATGACCTGCTGGTCATGTTCAAGGCACGGGAATTTGCACAGATCCGTCCGGAGAGTAATTATCTTGCCAGCACCGTCAACCCCGTTATCGGCTGTGATATGCCCGGTTCCATCTGCACGGTGGGCAACCGGCTGGTGTGGGCAAACTCCTACGGCGGGGTACAGATGCTGGTGAGCACAAGCCGTGCCAATGAGCGCAATGTGCGCAGTCTCAGCCGCAACGTGGATGCCTGGCTTCTGCGCGAACCGGCGCACGCTCTGCAGACGGCTGCCGCCTGCGACTGGGACGGACACTACCTGCTGTGCGTGGGAGAGCATGTCTACGTCTGGGATTACCGGGAAAAGCCTTACGAGGGTGCGGACGAAAACGCCGCGGCAAGGCATCTGGCTTGGTACTGCTGGGACGGCTTTGATGTACAGTACTGGCTGACGCAGGGAAGCACTCTGTCCTACCTGCGCCGGGACACCTCTCAGGTGGTGGCGGTGGAGGAAGGTGTGGACGACGGCACAGAGGTATTTGCCGTGCGCTGGAAGAGCGGCGCACTGTGTCCCGGAGAACCGGGGCGGTATTTCCACGCCGACAGCGCGGTGCTGGTTATCCCCCGGGACGGGGAAAACTCGTTTACGGTGTGTGCCTGCTGCGACGAGCGGGAGGCGAATATCCCGCATGAGCGCGGCGGGATCACCGTCACCGCCTCCCCCACCGGGTACACATCCACGAAGAAGTGCGCGCTGCGTCTGCGCGACGCGCAGACGGTGAGCCTTGCCTTCACGGCGGAGTCGGGCGGATTTGCCCTGCAGGGTCTGGGCCTTGAATGGCGGCCCGGCGGGCGGATCCGGCAGGTATAAGCAGGCGGAAAGCTGCGTAGAATACCATCAGGCAAGGTTTTCCCCCGGTCGGGGGAAAACTGCCGGACATACAACATGGAGGAGACATCATATGCTGAAAAAACAACTGCCCGCGATTTTACTGGTACTGGCGATCCTGACGGGTCTGCTGACGAACATGACCCAGGCGGCTGACACGGGCAAGCGCGACTGCGCAGACATGGAGAGCTACTGGTGGGGTGTGACGGTACACAAGCTGTCGGCAAAGGATCGGGATCTTGTGACCCGGGTGGTGATGGCGGAGGCCGGCGGTTCGACACTGGAGGGCATGTGCGGTGTGGCGCAGGTGATCCGGGAGCGTGCGGAAAGCTGGGGCATGAGTGCGCGGGAGGTTGTAACGGCGCGCGCACAGTTTGCCGCTCCCTATAAGGGCGAGCTTTCCGGGGATGCCGTGCGTGCCGTGGAGATGGTATTTGACGAGGGATACCGCCAGTTTGCCGGATACACGACGCATTTTCACGCAAAGCGTGTCAGCCCGTGGTGGACAAAGAGTAAGGTCTGCCGGGGTGAGGTGGACAGTCAGGTATTCTGGGGCGTGAACGCGGTGTAAAGCAAGAGAGTGGCAGCAAACGCTGCCACTCTCTTTGTGGTGTTTGAGGTAAAATGCTGCCGCTACCGGGCCAGATAGTCACGGATGATGCCGCAGTAGTCCCCGATGGGCATGGTGGTGACGGTATAGCGTGCAGGACGCGCCTGTCCGGGGACGACAGGCAGCATATTGGAGCCGACAGAAATGTTGCCGTCCTCATCGGCGATGCTGAGAACGTCGGGACACAAAAAGTAACCGTCTTCATTCAGAAACAGCAGGACACGGTCACCGACTTCGGTGATCTCCAGTGCGTAATGCACATACTCGGTGGAACCGACGATGCCGCCCAACTCCCTGTATACAACCGGGGAATTGCCGGAATCGCCCTTAAACAGGGTATCCACCTCGATTGTAACATTGCGGTAGGGGTCATAGCTTGTGTGACCGTCGGAGTATTGCGTTTCGTTGGGCTGGGTGACACTTTTGGCAGTTACCGTACCGTATACGATGACGGCGGCTCGTTCAACGGCCTCTTCAAAGGTGACAGCTGCATAATCTGACATGATGGTAACGGTTTCGGTGGGTGTCTGCTCGGTCACGGCACCGGTTTGCCCGTGCGATGAACAGGCTGTCAGACAAAGCAGGCTCAGAAACAGCGCGAGAAGCTTTTTCATACGATTACCTCCGGAAGTGCAGCATAGTCCGATTTCAGGGTAACAGAATCGGCTGAAAATGTCAAGAAGGTGTGTCATATTCGCCGCAGGAGAATGCTCTTCCCTTGCGGCAGCTCCCCTGCTGTGCTATAATAAACGCAAACATGCAAAAAACATCCGGGAGGTTGCACCATGAACAGCAATTCCGTGATTCATTTTACCGATGACCAGTACACTGCGCTTCGGAGTACCTACCGCAAATGGTGGGCAAACGAGCTGCCCCGCCCCATCTGCCCCATCGTGACAGGCGGCCATCCCTCTGCCCGCAAGCCCTCTCCCTACCCCACTCTGTGCTTTGCCACCGCGTGGGATCTGTCCATCAGCCCTGAGCAGCTCATCGATGCCAGGGACTGGGAGCTTTCCACCCAGCGTTTTCACGGTGAAGCGTTCCCGATGCAGGAAATGTCGCCTTTCGGACCCGGTGCGGCAGCTGCTTTTCTGGGCTGTACGCCGGTGAGTGCGCCCAACACCGTCTGGTTTGAGCCGCCGCGCCCGGATATTCCCATCGAAGAGCTGCATTTTGAGTACGACGAGAACAATCCCTGGCTGCGCCGCGTGATGAACGTCTACGAGGCCGGCCTTGAGAAGTGGGGTAACCGGGTCATCATGGGTATGACCGATCTGGGCGGCGTTATGGATATTCTGGCAAGCTTTCGCGGGACGGAGAATCTGTTGATGGACCTTTACGACGATCCCGACGAGGTGCTGCGCTGTGTGCGTGAGATTCAGGCTGCCTGGTTTGTCTACTACGATAAAATCAACGCCATGCTTGCCTCCGCCGGGGTACCGGGCTACTCTCACTGGTTCCGTATATACGGCGAGCAGCCCCATTACATCCTGCAGAGCGACTTTTCCTACATGATCGGCCCGGATATGTTTGCAAAGTTCGTGGAGCCGGAGCTGCGCTCCTCCGCTGCGCGCATCCACCGCGCGGTGTACCACCTCGACGGTGTGGGCGAGCTGCCCCATCTGGATCAGCTCCTGGCCATCGACGACATCCACGGCATCCAGTGGGTGCCCGGCGACGGTCCGGCCTCCGAGCAGGACTGGTCTGAGGTGCAGATGCGCATCGAGGATGCCGGAAAGAAGATGCTGCACTGGACGCAGAAGCCCGACGGCAGCCTGCGTGACCATGTGCGCAATCCCGGCATGGCTTTTCTGCAGTGGAGGGAATATGATGCGTCCGGGCTGGACGAGGCGAAAGCCTACGGCGCGATGCACGGCGTGGAAGTCAACGTATAAGAAACTTTTTCGGCCGGACGGCAGTGTTTATCTGCTGTCCGGCCGATTTTCTGAAAAACAAAACAAAAAACCGTCCTGCTATTGCAGGACGGTTTTCGCTGGTCCGAGTGGCGAGATTCGAACTCACGGCCCCTTGAACCCCATTCAAGTACTCTACCAAAACTGAGCTACACCCGGATGTTAAGTTGTTCACTCACCAGCGCTTATTTAGTATACAACAAACTTCCGGATTTGTCAAGGGGAAATTTCAAAAATTTTTGACCGGCTGTACAGTCTTTCCGCAAGTGCGGATTTGTCCATCAACGAAAAGAAAAAAACTATTGAAAACCGGGCGTTTCTGTTCTATCATAAAACTATCCTACATTATCAGGGAGGAACTGCCCATGACCGCAAACGATACCCGTGCCATGCACGCCATCGGCAACGGAAGCTTCCTTATCTACTCCACCGGCCCCGACCTCGGCCCCATATACGGGCCTGACTATACCTCGGCATCCTTCGGTACGCTGTCCACGCAGCTGCCCGACGGCACCACCGTGTCTACCCGTCGTCTGCCGGGGACAAACTGCTGGGTACACACGCTGCGGTGCGGTGCGCAGAGCGTCGTGTTCACC